AAGTTGGCGACGGCAACTGGGGATCTGACCAAGAGCCAAGAGCTGCTCGGCGTCGCCTTGGACGTAAGTGCGCAGACGGGCAAGCCGCTGGAATCAGTCACCACAGCACTTGCCAAGGCTTACAGCGGCCAGTTTGGCGCTCTCAATAAGCTGCTGCCCGGTTTTGACCAGGGCATCATCAAGAGCAAGGATTTCACGGCCGCGCAGGACGAGCTCGCCCGCCTCACTGGCGGCGCAGCGTCCGAAAGTGCCAACACTGCCGCCGGCCAGTTCCGCCGCTTCCAGATCACACTGCAGGAGACTAAGGAGAGCATCGGCGCGGCCCTGCTGCCGGTGCTCAACGCCTTCCTGCCAATCCTGCAGTCCGTAGCCAATTGGGTGCAGGAGAACAGCCGGGTGGTGGTGATTCTCGGCGCAGGCATCGCCACGCTTTCCGGCATCGTCTTGGCCGTCAACGCGGCGATGAAGTTGGCAGCTGCTGCCACGGCCGTGATGACTGCTGCGCAGATCGCGCTGAACATTGCCATGAGCGCCAACCCCATTGCAATCGTCGTACTGGCTATCGCTGGGCTGGTGGCTGCAATCGTCATCGCTTACAACAAGAGCGAGACATTCCGCGACATTGTCAATGCGATAGGCAGCGCCCTAGCCGGCGTTGCCCGGTGGATCAACGACAACGTGGTCCCCGCCATCAGCCTGTTCTGGAACACGATGAAAACAGCGTGGAAGTGGATTGACGAGAAGGCTGGTCCGGTCCTTGACGCTTTGAAACTATCGTTGCAGGCGGCTTTTGCGCCAATCACGGTTGCCATCAGTGGGATGCGAACGCTGATTGACCTGCTGGGTTCATGGAAAAAGCAGGTTCCAGCTGGTGCAACGGGTGCTGGTGCTATTAGCGGCGGTGGTGGTGGCATCCCGATCCCACGCGGAGCCGCCGGCGGCATCGTGCGGCGTCCGACGCTCGCCATGATCGGCGAGGCTGGCCCCGAGGCCGTCATTCCGCTCAACAGAACACGCGGGAACGGGCCGCTGCCCGATGGCATGGGCATGAACATCACGGTCAACGCCGGTTTGGTGTCGACGCCCGATCAGGTGGGCCAGCAGATCATCGAGGCCATCCAGCGGGCGCAGCGGCGCTCGGGCCCGGCGTTCGCTCCGGCATGAGTGCTCCGACCATTCAAGTCCTGGTTGGCTTTGAGCAGACCGTCGACTTTGCAACGCCGTTTCAGCTCGATTCCCCGACGTTTGGCGAGCTTGATAACGACACCCTTGGCGGCATCCAGATGATCGACGTGACCACGATGGTGCGGAGCATCAGCATCACCAGGGGGCGCAACCGCGACACCGAGCAGTTCAACGCCGGCACGGCATCGGTGGTGTTCTACGACCCGAACCGCGACCTTGACCCGTTGAATGAGGATTCGCCGTATTACCCGTTCGTCGGGCCGCGCCAGCCCATCGAGGTCTACGCCAACGGCCTGCCGATCTACGCGGGGACGATCACCGATTGGGACCTTGACTACGACTTCACCACGCCCGGCAACCGGATGACGGCGCAGTGCGCTGACAACTTTACGGTGTTGGCCAACATGACCTTTGCCGCATGGGCGCCGGTGGAGCAGCTGTCAGGCGCAAGGATCACCGCATCGCTGGCACGTCCTGAGATTTCTTACCAAGGCCCGCGGTCACTGGACGCAGGTCAGAGCACGCTAGGAGGCACACCCGGCGGCGGTAGCGCCTACGACGTCGCCCAGGGCACAAACGTGCTGAGCTATCTGCAGCGCGTGGCGGCGTCCGAGGGCGGGTTCCTGTTCATGGATCACCAAAACATCTTGACGTTCGTGGACCGTAGCCAGAACATCAACCCGTCGGCCGTGGCCGCATTTACTGAGGACGGCACCGGCATTGCCTACAGCTCACTGACCAATCAGTTTGGCGACGAGCTGCTTTTCAACAGCATCCAGATGCAATCCCCCGCCGGCAACGTGCAAGTCGCATCCGACGCCAACAGCATCGCCCGCTACCAGGCATCTCAGTATTCCAAGCTCGACCTGCTCAACAGCGATACCGACGAAGTGCTTGACCTCGCTAACGCATTTTTGGCCACGCACGCAAACCCGATCCTGCGATTCACAGGCGCCAGCCTGCAGCTGGCCGCGTATGACGTCGCGCATCAAAATGACGTTTTGGCACTGGATCTGGTTGACGTCGTAACCATCCAAAAGTCGTACGACGTCGGAAGCCCTGCCAGCATCACCGAGCCACTGATTGTCAGTGGGGTTCAGCATTCAATTACGCCAGGCAGTCACACGGTTTCTCTGACTTTCGAGCATGTCGATTCCCGGGCATACTTGACGCTCGATGATCCAACGCTCGGACAGCTTGACAACAACTACCTCTATTTCTAGGAGTCACCGTGGCTTGGACACAGCCGAAGACAGATTTCTCGCCGGGCAATGTGCTTACGGCCGCGCAAATGAACGCCATTGGCGAAAACCTCGTCACTATTGGGGAAGCGTGGACTGAATACACCCCGACTGTCGCCGGCGGCACGATCACGCTCGGCACAGGGGGTCAGAACGTGGCGCGGTACATCGAAACGGATGCTCTCGTGATGGTGCAGGGGAGAGTGCTGTTCGGCACTGGCGGATCGGCCGCCTCGGGCCCGATTACCCTTTCGATGCCTACCGCTGCTCGGACAGGATTTGGGGCTCTCGGTCAGTCGTTGGCGTATGACGCAAGCGGGTCAACTTATGGGTTGGGCACCGTCGAGCTGGCGAGCGGGGCAAGCGTCGTGAACATGCGTTTCATGGTCGCGGGCGGAACCATTAAGGGGTTTGGCGGTAACGATCCCTTTATTTGGGCAGCCGGCGACGCGCTGGCCTGGAGCCGCAACCCTGCTTTCCCCGGGCGCGAAACTGCCGCCCGATTCGCCAGCCGCGCAATCACCTGAGCGGCAGTCGGAATCATCAACAACACCTAGGGGACCTAATGATTAGTAACGGGCAGGCAGCACTTAGGAAGGCCGGGCACTACCTCGGGGCGCAGGAGGGTGCCAAGCCCAACCGCTCGGGCGATCCGATCGTCGACGAGTGCCAGGAGATGTTCGGCCTGCTGGGGGTTCCCTGGTGCGCGTGTTTCGTGGGCTACGTCATCGACAAGTCCGAGGCGTCGGCGCAGTACAAGAAGGACGCCAAGACCGTCGTGCACCCTTCCTGCGCCGAGATGGTCGCTCGAGCACGCCGCAAGGGCTGGTACGGCCCGCACGGCAAGAACACCAAGCCCGGCGACCTGTTCATCATCGACGGTAAGCACGTTGGGTTTGTCAACGCGCTGAACAAGGACGGCACCTTCCAGACCATCGAGGGCAACGCTGCCAATGGCGTGCGGAGCTACACCCGCTCATGGTCGGACGGCTGGCAGGTCATCAGCATTCCCGGTAACGGCAATCCCGGCCCTGCGGCCGTGGTCGACGGCTACGGGTTCGACGACACCAGCGTCAAGATCTACGGCGGCTGGCCGACGCCCCAGGCGCGTGACCAGCAGCTGCTGAAGTTCGCTGCGGCCAACCCGACGTACTGGACTCAGGCCATTCGCATTCAGGCCAACAGCAAATACGCATTCCGCGCCGGCCCCGAGGGAACGTGGAACAACTACACGTTCGGCCCGTGGCTTCACAGCACTGGCAAGCAGACGCGCAGACGCGGGATGAGCAGATGAAGAAGTGGCAGGACAACCACAAGGCCACGGCGCGTCCGTGGAAGAAGTCCTACAAGGAAGCGTGAGCCATGGCACCTGAGATTGTTCCTCCCGGCACTGTCGTGATCGAGCCGCCGCCGGCCGAGCCCACCGACTACGACGAGAAGCAGGAGAAGGCCGAGTGAACCCGAAAGTAGGACCGTCGACAATCGCAATCCTGACCTCTGCTGTCGTGGTCATGGTCGCTTTCGTCGATACGTTCGTGGAGGGAAACCCGAGCGTGACGCTCGCCGCCATTAGCGCAGGTCTCACAGCCCTGTTGGGCGTGCTGCGGTCGTGGCAGTCCGTTTCAGCAAATGGGGAGAAGGCATCATCAGACGTTCAGTCGCCGCCTGGGGATTCCTGATCGCAGCATTGCTGCTGGTCGGGTCGATCGAGGCAAACGCAGCACCGTGCCAAGCCCACCAGGGCAAGGCCAAGGCAGAGTGCATCAAGCAGGCAAAGCGGGACCGCATGGCATGGCCCCCGAAGCCTTCCGAGGCTGAGATCCGCCGGCGGGTCGGGGACTACAACTGGAACAAGGCTCACCGCGTGGCCGTGTGCGAAACCGGCAAGCGTCTGGACTGGTACCCGAATGGCCGCTTTCGCGGACCGCTTGGCATGTTCTCGCGCACTCAGGACTACGGCAAGCGTGCCACCGGCTATTGGTCCCCGGCAACGTGGCACCAGCAGGACGAAGGGAGAACGATGAAGTGTCCACACTGTGGGCATCCTGACCGGCTTCACAGCGGTCCACGCGCCACGCTCAGTACGCCAGGCACATGCCAGTGCCACCCGCCTGATACGCCATGCCCGTGCCCGGGCTGGCGTCACTGGTTGAAAGGCGACGAATGGCAGCAGGAGCTGCAGTTCGAGCAGGACCGCGTTGACCGTCATTTCGGTAAAGACCTGTCGACGCTTTGGGAGTACGACGACTAACCAGGGGGAACGATGGAAGGCACGACGTCCGACGAGCTGGACTATTGGAAAGACATGGTCAGATTCCACCGGCGAAACTTGGATCGCTTATTGGCGAGTCTGGAATCTCCAATGTCATGGTATTCGGTGCAGAAGGTAAAGCATTGGATCAAGCTTGAGCGCACGCGCCTAAAGCGTGCCGAGTTGCATGTTGCTCACGCAGAAGGGCGCATTACGAAGGGGGAACGATGCAGCAAATGACGATTGCCGAGCTCCACGCTTTGCTGAACGAGGTTGACCAGGCAGCACCGAGGGATTGGAAGGAAATCGCTGGCCGCGCCATGGAATACCTGATCGGCCGGGGCGAGGACTTCACCGCTGACGACCTGCAGGCGCTGCTGGAGGGCGTGGGCGCCGAGCCCATCGAGCCCAACCGGGTGGGCGCATTGTTCAACGTCTACAGCCGCCGGGGCCTGATTACGTTCGCCGGCCGATTCACGCACTCAAAGCGGTACACGGCGCACCGTCGCATGCTCAGGGTGTGGAGGGCGTCATGAGCGATCAGAAGCCAATGGCGGAGGTCGTGGCACTGCCGGTGCCCGGGAGTAGGGCAGAGCGCGTGGAAGCCCTGAGATCGCTTCTCAGCGCGTGGTGGGAGCCACCCGAGGACTTGATCGACACGCTGCCTAAGGCGGGCATGCAGCTGCGCTACCTGTCCCATGTGTGGGTGTCCAGGGCGTTCAGTGAGATTGACCCCGAATGGACGTGGGCGCCCATGAGTTACGACGACGCCGGCCAGCCGGTGCTCGAGCGTGACAGTCAGGGACAGCCCGTGGGAATGTGGATCACCCTCACCATCTGCGGCACGACCATCCCGGGCTATGGGTCCGTGGACCCCGGCAAGCGTGACGCGATCAAGGAGTTGATCGGGGACGCCCTGCGAAACGCTGGCATGAGGCGCGGCGTGGCGGGCAGTCTGTGGACAAAGGAGAAGCCCAGCAAGAAGGCACCGCGCAAGAAGGAGCCATTGCCTGCCGCAGTCGAGCGCAACCTCGAGCACCTACGCGCCCAGGTGGACCCGCCGGCAGACGAGGCCCCGCACTGGGAGAAGGCAGCGGCTAAGGAGCTGTACGACTGCCTGTGCGAGGAATACGGGCAGGAGGTAGTGAACGGGGCACTGGCAACCCACAAGGTCTCCACGTTCAGCGAACTAACCCCGGCAAAGGGCAAGGTGATTGAGGCATCCCTAAAGGCGCGGGCGCGTCTCATTCAGGAGGAAGAGGACCGGGCAAAGCAGCTGGCCAAGGAGCAGGTGGATGCCAAGCGGTCAGAGTGAGGCGGCATTCCAGTCCCAGATTGTGCAGCTGGCAATCACGCTGGGCTGGTACGTCCATCACACCCGGCCGGCGAAGCAGGGGGATCGCTGGCTCACGCCCATCACTGGCAACGTGGGCTTCCCCGATCTGGTCATGGCGCATGAGAAGCGGGGCGTGCTGTTCGCTGAGCTAAAGACTGACAAGGGCGCAGTGAGCGACGAGCAATACAAGTGGGGGCGCAAGATCAGGGACGGCGGGGGCGAGTGGCGCATCTGGCGCCCGAAGGACTGGCCCGAGAT